AACAAAAAAACCCCGCACAGTAGTGCGGGTTTATTTGGTGGACCACCAGGGGTTCGAACCCTGGACACCCTGATTAAGAGTTTACTTATACACTACTGATAAACCCTAGAAGCACAGTATTTTACTGCATCTTATACTTTCTTATTTACCTATATTTCTACATATTTTTTAATAAAATGATGTCAAAATGATGTCAAAACTGCCAAAAAAATAAGGGCACATACTGTTATAGTAAGTGCCCTATATTTAACTAACAAAAGTTGTCTGCATATCCACCTTTATGCAGTAAGGAGATATTGGATCACCTCCACGTTATTTGCGTAACGCACCGGCAAGAAATAATGCTACGTTGCTAATAGCCCATGTATCACGTTGCCGACGTAACCTTTGTTCTGTCTTTTTATTATTCTTTATTTCCGCTTTCAACTCGTTCAATGATACGGAGGCTGTTTCCAATGAGCTCGCCTGCTCGGTTATTAATTCCGATGCTTTCACTAACTCTTGCCCCTGTTTCTCGTTGATAGTTTTGAGCTCGGCCAATTCCTTGCTCCGTTCTTCGTTGATAATCTTCAATTCGTTCAATTCGGTCGCTTGCTTGGCGGTTAAGGTCTGAGCCTCGTTCAATGACAAGTTTGAGCTCTTGATTAAGGCGTCTGCTTGTATCAAGTTCCCTTTGAGTTCGTTCCAACTTGTCAATGGCACGCTGATAGTTGCCTCTTGCGGTGAAGTAGCCGTCAATGAGTTGGCATGCACCAATGAGGAGCAACAAACAACCACAACCAATAATAAGCCGCTTAATAGTAATTTGAGATTTAACCGCATCGAAGTACTTTTTGAATATCGCATACATATATGCCCCCTTTAGTTAGTCAAGATCATTCCAACGTGCTGCATAGCCCCTAACATCAACATGCACGAAGTCTTGATAGTAATAGCAACCAATTCCGTCGGCACCACATTCTTCGGCAATCTGTGCAAGATAATCAACATCAATGCCATCATATGTAATGTCGGCTGCTGTCCCCTCTACATGTTGAGAATTAGGCACGCCCCCTACTTCCTCGTTATGTTCAGGGCAACGGTAACCACTATTGATATATAACGGAACCCCTAAACGTTCACGAATTCTGTCGAGCAAGTCCACCAATCGCTTATCGATGATATGGTCCAGTTTATTATGTCCATTTTCATCGACTTCATGACGATGGCAACTACAAGCGAACTCGTAATCATCAAAGTATGTACCAATTTTCATTATATGCACCTCCAATTAAAAATAGGGCCACAATTATGCAGCCCTATATAAAAACCTTATTTCTTTAAAAGCATGTCAACTTTAGATTGAACCAAATCTAACAACCCTGTAATGGCAGTATTGCCACCGTCTCGTAGGTTCTCCAAAATGGAAAGAAATTCGACGCTAGCAAGATACAACCATACAAGATTGACTGCGAATGCGTAATTACCTGCCATGTAATCAAAGCACCACGCACTAGCAGTCGCTAGGCAATATGTTAATACCTTTGTAATGAAAGGCTTTCGCATATGTTTGGACGATATAAGCCCTTTTCCCCATGCAGCTGGAATGGCTATGTATTTATCAAAACCGCCGATATTCTCAGGGTTTGCCCCCATGTCAACTAACATTTGATAACCAATCGCAGACCACTTTGTGAATAGATCTAAAAACACTAGGCAAATGAATATGCCTAACACCTGTACGTGTTTAAGACCTAACATGTATATACCGACTTCCGCAACTACCGCAAGCAAGGCTTTAATGGCGAATGAGTCTGTCAGTGTTCGCCATGCCTCGCATAGAAAATCTGTTATTACTTGCATTGTCGCTCCTTTCCACTAGATTATAGATGGTCGACTGCATCGCCTGCACTAACATATCGATGCATGCTATCATACCATTCGATTCGAGAGGATTGGAATCGAACATCATACACACCATATTGCAACGTACCTATTTTAATCGGAGTACTGTTATTATCAGTATTATGGAATGTAACCTTTTGAGGAGTTTCCACTATGATAGGAATATTCCCAATCGCATTGCCGCTTTTATCTGTAAAACTGCCATTTCCTGTTACAGGTTGCACATCCCTACTCGTTTTAATTAGGATACTATCAATTTCAGATGCTAACCATTTACCGAGCATTTTAATGGCATTGTATCCAGTGAAGTTTGTTACATTAATTTCTAGCTTGCGACCAAACAACTCATATTTAACGCCATTTTCTGTATAAGTGTCGTCTGGTGTTCTAGTATTGTCATGAATACCAGCGATTACAGTTTCACCTACTTTTTCGCCAATAAAGTTGTGATAAGTCAAAGGAATATCATCAACGCCAAATGGCTCGATAGAGATGGATCCAGTTCCATTATCGTCAATATCGAACGGAGTTTCCATGCCTGCAACTTTAACAAAGTAATGAGGCTCGCCCTCCACAGCGATAATACGTTGACCTTGCAATACATTAGGTACTGTCAACGGTTTAAATTCAGTACGTGGGAATGGTTTACCTAAGTTAGTAATAACCGCAGCCAATACATCTGCGATAGAATTAGATTTACACCACACGTTGCCATTTAATAGCATTGTGCGTGCCTCATCTGCAACGGCACCAGCTTTTAGGCTATCTAACCATTCTTGCTGACTGCCTTTAAAGCCATTTAGTTGTGCAATATCATATGCACTTAAACCGTCAGCACCGTTGCGACCGTCTTGGCCATTTTCACCTTTAATGCCCGGTAGATTTACATTTACATTCAAAGGCTTTTCGCCCAATGTAAGTAAAACTTCTTGAAGTGTTTTTGTTTCTGCCATGATTTTGCTCCTTTATTTAATGCATAGATACATCATGAATAATAGTAATTTCACCCATAATTAGCTTATATGTACGTTCTTCTAAGATTAAGAATACGTCATACTGAGCCTTGTTATAGGTTTTATCAATGCTTAATGTGCTGTCTTTAGGAATGGTAACGTAAACAGTTTGTCCATTCACGCTTGTTTCAGCCTCACAAAGCACCTTGCCTTGTTTAGTACGAACCTTACATATTGCATTGGCGTTATTTAGGCTTACATCATCAACAATGGTGTAAGCCCTCCGCCAATCTTCCCCAATATGCAACGTCTCATTTTCACGTCTTACAAGATCCATTAATAACCCCCTTACCAGAATGAAATGATAAGTAAATCAGCCTCGCCATAATAACCGAATTGGCCAGAATTGTGAAAGAAATAGAAATAACCCTCTTTAGTTATTCCACAACCCCTAAACCATTTACTGTTCATACTTGCACCAGTGGCACTGTTTTGAGGATAACCTCGGCCGTGTGAGAAAGTGCCTCCGACTGGAGCGTCGTTGTTAGGATAGAACACTCGATTTTGCAACGGTTCGCCATGTAACCAATGTCCGCCCTCTAAATCGTCTATTTTACCGCCACCCGGCCTATTATTCCAATACGTAGAGTATTGATTGTTAAAGTCGTGAATTTTATTCATATCGCTGTCGTTAAAATAACGACCTCTGATAGAATAAGTTGCCTCGGCTTTCATTTTGACATTCGTCAGATAATATAAACATCGCTCATAGTTATATCCGGCTGGTAAGGCAATTTTCTGTCCGCTAACAACATGTAAGCTCATAAAGTTAGTGTTCTTTAGTGGTTCGCCATTAGCATATACGCTATTGGCGTCAATTCTTGAACCAGTAATGTTTACGCCCCTAATATTACCGTTAGCGTCAACGCTAAACGTATTAGATTCATTTTTAATAACAGTACCGGTGATTGTGCCACCTCTTAGATCACCAATATTTGCAGAAATGGCTGCTAAGTTATCAACACTGATTTTGTCAGCAGAAATCGCCTTTGCCTGTATCATTCTACGAGCGATTACATTATCGTCAAATACGGTTTGTCCAGTAACATGCAATAACTTGCCATCAATCTTAGTGCCGGCCGGCGTAAGATTAATACGGCTTACAATTTCACGTCCGTCTAGGCTATTGATGGCTTGCGATACCTTTAATTCAAGCCCCTTAGATATTTGAGTTATTTGCGAAGTAGTACTTTTATTTAGATCACTAACAGTACGTTGAAACGCATTAGCTTGGTCGATTAATTTACTATTAAAACCATTCACATCGGTTTTTACTGTGCCAACCTCAGATTTTAAAGCCTTAACGGCCTTATCCATATCGGCTATGCCTAAATCCTCCATATCAAGTAGTTTGCTGTCTATTTTAGCTTTAACAGTGGCAGATATGGCGTCAGTTCTTGGCCCCTCACCAAAGATATCGACATAAGCCACTTTAACGGAATATATTCCTGCATCTAAAGGGATGTTCATTACATTAGTCGATGTGAAATATACAGTATTATCGACGTAGATATTAGCACCCTTGCAACCGGCTGGAATAGATTGGAATATAACCCCTACGCCATTTAGATTGCCACTAACTTTTACGTTAGTAGGTTTAGGTGGAGCAGGCACGTTATAAGTCAATTCGGCAGGTGCCCCATAGCCTTTTGATGGGTTATGTGCGTACAAGTAAACTTTGCCAGTACGTTCACGCAGCATACCACTATAAGTAGTATTGTTGCTTTTACCTATCAATCCATCGTTCTGCCCTGTCCTTGTATCAAGTCGCAACTCATAGAAATCTATGTCAGCGTTACGAACTTCAAGCCAGTTAAAATTGGCTTTATCACTGAATGTAATAGAAAAGCCTTGCGGAGCATTAGGAACTTCCGTTTTCATAGCCACAGTAATGGACTTCGTGACACCTTGCGAAGTGTTTCCATGTACGTCCTTAACAATAGCTTTTACTTCGTAAGTATGTCCAAGTTCACAACCACTAATAGAGATTTGGCCGTTACCATTACCGCCATACTTCCAAGCGGAATTGCCCTCACGATACCATAGCTCGACTGTATCAAAGCTATTAATTTGAGGTGTATCAAACTGAGCCACAACATCAAAAGATAATACCCCATTGCCTATCTTGTAGTACTTAGTAAATAACGTTAAATTATTCACTTCTGGGATATAATAAGGTACTATCTTATACTGATATTCCCTTACTTCATCAAGCCCCTGTTCGTTACTTCCAAATACATTTAACGAAGTAAATTTGAGATATACAGTTTTGTTAATATCCTCTTTTCGATAAGGATAATGGAATAAAGCCTCGTCAACTCTGACAAACCTTTCATTTGCACCATGATTAATAGCATTAGTTCCGTATTGGCCACGCACTAAACCTCGCAACGTATACCAATTATCCGGATGAGTTTCTACAGTTTCATAGCTCAACGCCTCGCCATTTATCCAACATAAGGTATTGGCACGTTCAGCATCGACATGGGTTCCGCTTTTCAGTACGCCTTGATTGAGTACAACGTTACAGAAATTGCCATTTTGAGCAAAGCCGTATTTCAATTTGCCCATTCTAGCTTGTTGCGTGATAGATCCTATACGTCGATAGTTTTCGCCATTATCGGATACCCAAACGGAGCAACCACCCCAACCGCTCGGAGCATTAACCCCTACAAATATCTGATTGCCACCTACATCGCCAACGGTTTGAAATATAGCAACATCATTTACGCTTGGTGCAGCTTGATTGTAATCAATAAAAGGTCGCTCGTTCTCATGCACGTTGTATTTAGCCGGAGCATACGTGCCGGGCGGTTTACCCTCTGCAGTTATTTCTAACTGTCCGTCTGCAGCCTCAGATACAGAAGTTATAACGACTATCTGTTTATTTAGGCCACATAATTCGTCGGTAAGAGTAACAAGGTCGCCCGGTTCTAACCTACAGAACGCCCAATCTAAACGGAACGTATACTGATTTTTAGCATATAGCCTTTTCATGGCTAATTGCTCGGCGTAGTATTGAGCCCTCGCCTTAGTATACAGATAATGTGCAGGCTTCTTGGAGGCTGGCTTTAAACCATTCTTTTGCACATCGGCTACAATCTCAAAAGCGACTGTCTCTTTCTCATAACCGTTCGCACGATTAATAAATTCAACGGTCGCTTGGTTATAACTTTCTGAGCTGTCCTTTCTCTTATACACAACTAACTGTCCATCGCTAGCCGGAATAAGATCATCAGCATTTAAGTTATATTGAATTTGATTGTATGGGCTCCATGTGCCAATAGGTTTATCGGCTAATGGTACGATTTTAAGCCTATCTGTAGACCAAAAGACCAAACTATTTGTAATTTCAGCTATATCATTAATTACAGTTTGAGCCTTTGAGCTTTTACTATCTGGCGGTGTACTAATAAGAATGTCAGCTGCCTTGCAATATTCCCTGTAGTGTTCCAAACCGTCAATATTAACATCGTCAATGCCTATGGACTTTAACACATACACAATATAATCGGCTGGGTTAACGTCTACACCGTCGCCAGTTTCTAGCAATTTCCCTTTTATTTCAAAGTTGTATTGCGGTAAACTTCCTCGTTCGCCTAAATCGACTACACCGGCCATATATGCCAAGCCACTGTAAGGCAACGCCTTTTCCGGATGCTTAGAGATTACGTAAGGCCATGGAGCCTGTCCATAATCGCCTTTATAAGCAGTAAGCTCAATCTTTTCATTCGGATAGTCGTATATTTCCTTATCTCGCCATACTTTGCCTATACCCTGAATAGGGCCCTCACATAAGCCAATCGCACATGCGACTGTATATGTGTAGGTTATTTCAGTATGCTTTGAGCCACCACCCTTGCCAGTTCGTGTAGTGGTTTTGTGCTCATGAGGGGTAAAATCATCGTAATAAATAATGTTGCCACTTAATCTTGTAGTGCCAAGTACTTCTGGAACTACTTCACCATAAGAGGCGGTATTTATCATGAAGTCGGAAATCATATCAGCACGATTGGTCGTATTCCGTCCTCTAAATAGAAAACCCATTATTTACCCCCTTTCCTAAATCTGTAAACTGCACGTAAACGACTTTTGCCCTTTGCGTCATAGAATAATACATCGTCAATAGATGAATAGATTACGCCTAGATCAACAAACGCATGCACGACTAAATTATTGCCAACGTAGATGGCACCGTGAGAAATGCAACGCCCATATTGGTATAGTAAGAAATCACCGATACGAATATCATCAACAGGAACTTCGTCAGCTACTTTTTGAACGTACTTTAGGTACTTTTCTTCGCTACGATGTAAATGCCATTCGTTAGAATAATTTTCTATTTCTAGCTCGTTACGTTTCATTAGGCCACTATCAACTACTGCAGCAACTAACAAATAGGAGCAATCGACGCCAACACCATGAACCATAGTATTGTTTTGATACGGTGTGCCTATCCACTTTTTTGCAGCATCGGCAATCATTTCACCTGTTGTCAATTTCATCGTATCGTCTCCTTTAACGGAACATAAGGCGTTGCCCTGTTCCTACTAAAATTATTGAACTTAGCCTTGCAAGTTGCAGGTGTTTTATCGCAACCTGGATAGATATATGCCACATCGCCTACATTAGGTGTTGTATTTGTAGCACTCATATAAATAATTGAGTTAGTAGCACTATCCATAATTTGAGTTGCTTGCCCTGATAGGGGTCCGCTTATCCATTCCATACCACCGGCAGTATAAAAGCCGTTTTCAAACGAAGTATCGACTTGTACATTGTTAGTACCTATAACGGCGGTAACAGTAACACGCTTACGATATTTAGTAATATCAACGCCACATTCTTTTGAATATACAGAATAAGGGCATTGCGGATAGTATCGTCTATTCGGATATTCAATATTAAGCCTTTGGACTACAGATTTTGCATTTATTTTTAATGCAAAGCCACCGCCCTGACTAACCTCACAAATACCCTTGAATAGATCAATGCATTCGATTACATTCCCTTTATCGTCGAAGAAAGCACGTCTTAAATTTAACGTAGCACCGTCTAAGCCACCATTATGGGCGACAGTTAGGACAGGAACACCACCAATTTGGTCGGACTGATTAGCGGTTATTGTAACGTTCAATTTATCCACGCTAACAGTACTGGTTGTAGAAATCTTTTCACGCACAATAATTGGCCCATCGCCCTTGTATGTGTTTCCGCCATAACTAACATCAATGTCAGTATCGGCCCAGTAGTAAGAAATGCCACTTTTAAGCCTTAACTCGTACAAGTCGCAAGATACAAATGTCTGTGAGTTGCTTAAATGAACGCTTAAAGCCTCGCTAACTTGTTTCATTTATAATCACCTCACCGTAACCAATTTAAACGATTTAGACTTAAATACGTCTTTAAATACTGCCTCGTCCGTATAATCACCACTGAACATAACTTTCCAATAGTAAGTGTAATCAGCGGTAATAATAGCAGTAGGCGATACCCTAACACCTGCAGCCAATCTTATAACGCCTTTATCTGATACGGCATTAACTTGCGTACCATTAGCGTATAATTTTAGGTTTTCAATATGTGCTACTGGTTCCCTAAAGTCACCATATAAGCGAACTGCTTGCCATTCAGATTGTGCACCATTTCCAAGCCTTATGCCTTTCTCCTCATGGTCCTCTGGATCTAACCATAAGAACGGAATAGTACCACCCTTAACGGATGCATAAAAGCCCATTAGACGCTTATGTTCTTCTGGGCTTAGTACTGCGAATTCTGTTGTAATGGTATATTGAGGATATTGCCACGTTGTCATGGTTCGTACTCGACCACTGCCAGTACGTTTAATCTTAGTGTCCCACTTTTGAGCTTTTGTAGACTTCCATGCAAGGGTTCTAATATCTGGAAATTTTAATAAATCAGCCATTACCATGTACCCTCCGTAGCTACAAATTCCCTATTTTGATTAACTAAAAATTGACGTAAAGAACGACCTGCCGAATTCTCTAACCAGTCGCCAAACGAATTGGCGTCCATAGTAGATACGTTGAACGTAATGCCACCAGTAGCACCACCACCGGCACGTGCTATGCCTGCACCCATTTCATCGTATGTGCTTTCACTTAGAGGTAAAACGGCCTCTTTATACTTACCCTCGCCAATTTCAGCATAAGTTGAGCCATAAGCCACACCACCGTTTGCCATTTTTGGTAAATCTAATTTTGCGGATCCTAAAGATGCAAAACTTGTTGCACCATTAGCAAGTGAAAGCCCTGCTCCTGCGGTAGTATTAGCAGTCCATGCAGCCATACCAGCTGCAGCACTAGCACCGAATGTAGCCATAGATACTTGTTGAGCCAATGCAGACCATGCCGGATATTGAGCGTTAGCTGCAGCAATACTGGTTGTAGTTTCTTGCGATTGCATCATTTTACTGAATACGGCTTTTTTAACCATAGCCGCTATCCAACTTGCGATAAAATCTGCAATAGTCTTTAAAATAGCTTTACCAATATTTTGAATGGCACTCATTAAAGAGGTAGTGCCTTGAATAAGACCTGAAATGCCACTCTGCATACTATCTATACCAGCGTTTAAAGCGTCAATCAATAGTTGCTGTCCATTCCAATGGGCATCGATTGTGGCTTGTTTCCACTCCTCCATGAGCTGTTTTTTGGCGTCGTAGTGCTGTTGCTCTGCAATATATTCATCACTCAACGCAGCTTGTAACGCATCGAAGTTCTGAGTTCGCATAGCCTCATCAATAGCATACTTTTCGTTAACTAGATCAGTATGTTGTTGTAATGCCTTTTTATTGAACTCATCTTGTGCCGCTAACAACTCCTCGTTTTTCATTTTTTCATAGGAGATTTGTCCGTCAGCACTCATTTCGAATTCAACGCCTCGTTGTTTTAACAGGTCAATATGATGTTGTTGCTCCATTTTGTCCATTTTCATGAACTTATCGACCATGTCTGCATAACGGTCCTCGATTTCATCTATGGCATTTTCATAGTCATTTTTCAACTGCACGGCAGGAGATACATTCCCTGTACTATCTTTACTTGCAGTTTTAAATGCAAAATCTTGTTGCATATCACGAATACCAGTTTCAATGGCACGTAGTTTTGTCATTTCCTCCTGTTTCGCCTTGATACGCTTTTCTGCATAAACTTCATCAAGTAATTTCAAGTCCTCGTGATAGTTTTCATTAGCGGTTTTTGACTTTTCAAGTTCTTCTCGCTCCTTTTGGTATTGAAGTTTGATTAACTCTACTTGATTGCCTTGCATTTCAAGGAAAGATTGCAAGATTTTTTCGTGAATTTGTTTAGCCTCTTTTGCTAGATCTTCACCCTTGCCACCTTTACCGCCTCCACCGCCTTTGCCACCGGAGCCACCACCGGAAGTGTCGCCACCTCCACCGCCTCCGCCACCAAGTTCGCCACCTCCACCGGATAAACCTGATGTGATTTGCCCCATAATATCACCGGCAGTATTGACGATACTTTGTGCAGTATCAGCCGAAATGGTGTCTACTTGTTGAATAGCAGTAAATGTGCCACCAAAGAACTTCGCAACCTTATCACCTACGCTATTAAGTTTAGCGATTAACCAGTTCAAAGCCTCAATAATCTTATTAACACCCCAAACGGCTGTATGTACGATAGTGGAGAATACCTCGCTTAGCGTTTCACTAAAACCACCTGCCGCAGCCCTAGAAAGACCAAATACAGCGACAAGCGTCATTAATGCACCTACAAATATAGGGATAGGGTTTGCCATCATAATTGCATTAAGAATTGCTGTAGCACCACTCAATGCAAGTGTAGCCACCTTTGCCACGCCCATCGCAACCGCACTAGCAATATTTGCAGTCCTAATAGCCATAATTACGGCTTGTGTAGTCATTGCAATAGCCCTAAAGGCACCAAATGCAATACCTACTGCACCAATAGCACCGCCCAATATCACGCTTGCAGCAGTAACCAAAGTTGTGCGAACAGTCAATAAAGCAAGCATTGTATTATGACTTGCTATAATCGCTTTTTGTGCTAAAAATGCAGCACTTACACCAATAATAGCGGCAGTAATCAAAGGCATTGATGTAACAAACAACTGTACAAAGCTAGATACGATATTTTTAATGGTGGTGATAACCACGCTTAGGCCACTAAAAGCACCTTTAATAATTGCGATAGATACTTGTGCAGCTGCAGCTACTACTTTAAAAGAAAACGCCAATTCGTTTAACACGCTCATAAATGCATCGGAACTTGTCATATTGCCTAGTTCCTCCATTACTGGTTGGAACGCAGCAATAAGATCATTCTGCAATTTAGTTCCTATATCTTGGAATGTCATAGGAATTTCTGCGAATTTTGCGTTTGTTTCTTCTGCACTATTAAATAACGCATTCTTAATAATGTCAGCAGTAATAAGACCTTGCGAGCTCATTTCTTTTAATTGCCCTACAGATAGCCCCATTTCTTGTGCGATACTTTGTGCCAACATTGGAGCGTTCTCCATAATGGAACGGAATTCGTCGCCCTGTAGCTTACCTGCTGCCATAGCTTGCGTTAATTGGTACATAGCAGATGTAGTTTCTTGTACACCTGCACCTGCAATTTTAAATTGTTTGTTTAGCTGTTCAACAAAATAAATGGCCTCATCGTTGGAGGTGAAAGCGTCTTTTGCTAACAAATTTAGTTTTGCAACGCTATCAGCCATATCTAAAAAGCTACCACGTGAACGATTGGCAGCTGAAAACACCTTATCCATAATTTCGGCGGTACTTTGACTGCCATCATTGATAAGATCAATACGAGCCCTTAATTGCGTTAATTGGTCCGTTGTCTTAACTGCACTAACGGCCATATCTTTTAGTGCCCTACCGGCTGCCTCAATGCCCATCGCAGCACCTGCAAATGCAGCACCACTTTTGGCAGCGTTCATAAGCCCCGGAATTTCAACCCCAAAGACCTTTTGAGCTTTATTTCTTACGCTATCAAGCGAATTAGAAATGCTTTTGCCAAGTGCTTGCTCAGCTTTCCTTGCTACTCTATCAAGTGCCTGTTCAGCACCATTAGACGAGCCAACAATTTTGACATTAATTTGACTTTCGGCCATATGCTATATCTCACCTCCCTCTTGTCTGAATTCTTCCATGAATAACTTTTCTTCGTTTTTGCGTTTAGCTAATGTCATTGGATGAAGTTGTTTCATAATATCTTCAACAGTCAATTTTCGTTTGCCTGCGATATGTACATTTGTCATTAGGCACGCAAAATACGCTTGCTTACGGTCCTCTATTTCCGTTCTTAACTCATAACCCTCAGCAAGTTTGTAATATTCCATAGGGCTTAAATTCATGAATTCCCACGGTTTAAGATTAAGCGGACCATAGGCCATGCGTTCCGCTTTCGTTATCCATACTTTAAAAGAGGGGGCGGTGTCGCCCCCTCTTAGTTTTTTGTTTCGTTTTCAGCCTCGACCTCGGAGCGTGCTTGCTCATCGGCCTCATCTGGGAATAATGCGTAATATGCAGCTTTACCAAATACACCACTACCAATAAGTGCTTGCACAATTAACTGCACAAGATCACTATATTGGACTGTTCCCTCGTCAAAGAGTTCTTGCAATTTATCTTGGTAATAGATGTAATCACGCTTTTTGCCGTGGTGTTTCATACCTACGACCAATGCAGTGATAAGCTGATTGAAAGTCATTGTGCCATTTTGTACCGCTTTAAAGATAGGCTCACCCCATAGCTGTTCCAACTCAGCAATACGACCAATGTTGAAATAGATAGTTTCGCCCATAGCGAATAGATCACAATTAATTTTCTTCATTATAAACACGCTCCTTATAAATAGTTAATTAGGCTTTTTTCAATTCAGACAATGGACCTGCACCGTTCAATGTGCCTTTATATGTAGCCACATCATCATGCGGAGTACTTAAGGACAATTCTGTAATAGATGCATAGCCAGTCATGTAAGATTTATCCGGATATTCAAATTTTAAATGAACTTTTTCATCGTTTAAGAATGCTTTTTCAAGCAATGTCAAACTTTCTTCGTTTGGCATTAAAAGCGTTTCAAGGTCGATAGACCATTCTTTCATACCCGGAATAGTAACTTTCCAACCGCCACTGTCTTTACTAGATGCGTCGATAGAGTCTGCTTTACGAGATACATCGCCACTACGTTGACCGCCCAAGATAAGCCATTCAGCATTTGTAGTTTCGTCAGTGCCTACATTTAAATAGATAAGATAATTCTTGCCGGCTGTAGGCATTGCGGTTTGAGCCGGTTTGTATAATTTTTTTGGTGTTGCAGCTGGTGCCATTAGAAAATACCTCCGTTAGTTTTCTCTTTTAAATCAATAAGGCGAACCATAAAGCGATATTGCGTGCCAACTAAAGGCCGTACACTATCATGGTCGCCAATTTTACTTGTGCATACTAAATCTATAATCTGATAGCCAGTATTCTGTAATATACATGCAGTTTCGTCTAATTCACCACAACGTTTGCGTAGATCATTAATAATTGCCTCGAACCTATCTTCCAAGTTAGCTATTAATTCGTAGCCTACTTCTAAATCTGGGTTATCGTTCCTCCCCCAAACCTCGATATATAGTTCTTGCTCCAATTCAGATTGAATGGAATTATCGCCCCTCGTAGTTTCCCCACGAATAACCATAATAACGCCGTTTTCATCAACTTTCGCTGCTTGTGGTCGCATAGCACCTAGCATGACATTAAATGCAGCACCGCTATTGTCGATAGTAGATTTAATATGTTGCATTAGTTCTAGCCACATATTACCCCCTGTATATTTCAACGGTACGATAACGAGCATACCTTTTCGCATCGCCTGTCAAATCTTCCGGAGTTATCTGCTTTTCTAAAATCTTAATGCGTTCATCAAGATATAATAATTTCTTGCTATAGAAATCATCTGTCGAACCGTCCCTTGTGTAAGAACCCGGCAACGCATAAGCCTTGTCAAAGCATACAAAACGGTATGTATATAGTTGTACTAGCTCGTCCGCTAGATAACTTCTAATTACATCGCCTTGTGGAACTCCTAAACGCTTAGCGAATGCATATAGCCCTTGCTCGGCACGTTCGACATGTTGTGGCAGTACCTCTTTGCCTAATAGCTCATCGGTGAACTGCATTTCCGTGTAGTCGTATAACATTTGAGCCCCCTATAATCGAATTCTAATTTCACGGTCTGTCTTTCCAAGCCAATCGCTCTTGCTTATATCTTCAAGTGCCATATTCGTAGCCCTTGCGAATGTAGCATATACATCGCCACGCTTACGATTAATAGCATCATATAAGAATGGATCAGATTTTGTTCCCGGATGATGGACCTTTTTAGAAAATATAAAACCATTACCGGCCATAGGTGCCCATCGCAAAACACTTTTTGTCTTAGGACGAATAATATGAGGTCGTGTACCCTCATGGACAAACACCCCATAAGGTGCAGCCCTATCATCAAGATATACAACCCCAATATTATTGCCATTATTAAAGTCGAACCGTGTATCAATAGCACGTTCTAAAGTGGCTGTCCTAGATGTAAAGTTATGCTTTGCCTGTGCCTCATCTTGCACCATAAAGGTGCTCGTTTTAACGGCCTGTCTCAACCGTCTTTCGAACACCTCAGCAGGTAACATGATTACGCCTCGGCTTTCTTACGGCCACCACGTTTTGGCTTTTCGTCTGTGTCCTCAGTATCGTCAGTTGGTTCTGTGTCCTCCAACTCCTCAACTGCAAAGCCCTCGGACTGTAAACGTTCAATATCGTAATCTGTTTCTACGTATTGAACTTCATTAAAACGTACAAGTCTTGTCATTTAAAACACCCCTTAATTACGCACCAGTATTAACACGAATTGCAGCAAAACGATTTTTAGGGATCCACAAATCATGATACTTACGGTAGTCGATTTTCCATGCATCCGCCTTTTGGTTTAATTCCGGAGTGAAAATACGCACTTTATCTGTTTTAGATACCGCAATAGGTGCACGTTGTGGCATGATGATCCAGTTGATGTCTTTTGCACCAGTATCGGCCTTAAAGCCACCTGCTTGTTGGTTTGCAGTTTTACCGTCATTGAATACGTAAGCAGTTTTCATACGTGCAGATGGTACACCCAAGATAGGAATATCATTGAAAGATTTAACAGTAGTATTTACGGAACCGTTTTTGAATTCGGCAACATTTAAATAACGATTGAATTTGTCGGCATTATTCAAGATAGTACGCAATTTAGTGGACATAACGATAATTAAGCCCTCTTCTTCGCCTACTACGTCTTGAATTTCTGTGATTTCAGCCTCTAACTTTTCCAAGATAGTGGCAACGGCAGGAGTAAAACCAGTGGTAACCTTATTTTCTGCAGTAGCTAACGCAGAAATTTTAGAATAACGATAAGCGTCAATTTCCGGAATAACTTGTGTACGTTGGAATTCACCCATTACAGTGCCGGCAGTTGCAACGAAGTTAGTTTCGTTAACGTCCATAGAGTCGAGTTGGAATGTACGGCCACGGTCTTGTGTCATTTTGTAAGGGTTAAATTTCAAAGTAACGGAACCTTGATTAAAGCCCTCATCACGGTCGTACTTCGCAAGACCTTGCATGGATACTTCCGGAATATGTACAGTATCGCCACCGTCATACTTTACTTGGCCTGCGTTAGCCTCCATAAAAGCAGACGTTGCACCTGCCAACATTTGTGCGTCAAGCACAGTTTGGAATTGTTGAGAATATTGAAGTGTGTTAATTGCCATTTTATATAGCCTCCATTAGTTAAATAATTAAAGTTTCACACCTGCTGCAGCAGCGAATTCATTCATTATAGTATCGCCATTACCACTATTGCCACCTTGTCCACTACCTGTATTGCCAGTAGCTTTAACGGCCCATGTTTTACCTTGCAACCATTCAGTTGTACGGTCTTGGATAGTTCCTATTGTGCCGTCTTCTTTTTCGTAGCCATAAGTGCCGTCGGCTTGTACTTTAATATCATTGGCAACCAATCTTGCAAACTCTTGCGGATCTACCGCATTTGCCTTAGTAAAGGCGTCAAGTGTCTGTGCCATAATTTCAGATTGAATGCGTTTTGCCTCAGCCTCTTTTGCCTTAGTTTCTGCAAGCTCAAACTTCTCACTCATAGCCTTTAATTGCTTTTCGAGTGTTTTGTATTCAGGAGAATTAGATCCAGTATTGGCCCCTGCCGACTGTTCTAGTTCGGTAACACGAGTTGTTAACGTATCACGTTCACCGGTTAACTCCGTGATTTGTTGTTGTAGCTTTTCACGTGTTGTCTTAGCCTCATTATTAAGACGGGACGTCTCCCCCTTAATAGCTGTGATAAGTTCTTGACCGTTCTCCAATTGTTCGAGTGCTTGATAAACTTCTGCGATGTTCATGTCGTAACCTCCGTAATAACATGATAATAATATATGTAATAGGACTCCTCCTAATTACACCAATAAAAATACGCCCAATCATCACACATGAAAGGGCGTAATAAAAAGCACATACAATTACGTATGTGCTTAAAGCTTATATTTTTTTAAAATTTCATCAATTTGTGCCTGTTCTTCTTCAGTAATTACATCATCTGGAGTTTTTGTTACAGGCAAATCGGCATATTGACTATCGTCCGCCAATAAGATTGGTATATCCTTTTTCTTCTTTTTATTTTTTTTCATATTCTATAACCCCCTCTTTTACAAGCCACTGTACAACTGAATTCATTGCTTTCCATGTGGACTGATACTGTTTAATATCATTATACAGTGTCTTCATATCATTTACAACTTTATCTACGTCTATATTTCTATTAATATTTTTTATTTGATATACATGTCCCATGCTATCGACAAGGACAGCACTATGAACACTGCGACTTCTTAAATAACTTTCTATATCAGTGGTAGAAAACGTTATATTTTTAGGATGATTATGTATTACTACATATCGATTTGTAGGCGTTTTATCATTGTTAGGAAAATAAATTCCTACATTATTAGAGCCTATTTTACCGATATTTTCTTTACCAACTTTTTTAGTTGCTAGATCAATCATTATGCCACGTTCTCGATTATAGCCATTTGCAACATTTAAGCATGCTATACATTCTGAATATATTAATCTAGTTATATTTTTTGAATAGCCTAATTCGTTATATTTATCACGATACGCCTTATTGTTTATAACTTTTGTGTCAATAATATAATCAGAATTTATATTACCGCCCTTTGGAGGGTGTAATTTTACAGTGTTTTTGGGCATTTCCTGTAACATAGCAGGAACCCTTGCATTGAACGTGTTAGACGTCCAACCTCTTGCAAGGTTTTGCCATGACTCCTTGCCAGTTAATACCTGTTCACGGCCATTAACACCGAGCAACACTTCTTGATGTTGTTTAGATAATGAATTTATATATTCTAGCCCTGCCTGTTCAAGGTTATTATGTCTTTTATTAACATCAATATCGAGCTCAGTCATCGGCTTAATATGACACATACAATGCGGATGTGCAGGCAGTCGAGGGAACTTATCCTTTGGATAAACCCCTTTGCCAAGTCCGTATAGATCAGCATTCGCATAAAAGTCGCATATGTCATACCGAGGATGCCTACTTGATAACTTCCATTGAAAAGCGACGATATCATCATCGTCAAGAAATCTATTCATCTGTCCGTCAGCGTAAGCCCTTGCATTTTCCGTTCGTGCTATCCGCTCAGCATGATAACGTGCTTTTTCTTGTGTAGCACTATAAATGGCCTTTTGTAATCTAACTTCGTTGCCATCTTCAACGGCTGCAGCTACTTCGTTATATGCAGCCCTAACATAAGGAGTATCGAGCCTTGCTATTTTCCCTTTAACGCTACGTAATAACTCACGTTCTTTACGCTTAGCCTCCGGAGTAAGCTCACCACTTATATTTATATCGGATAGCTTACTAAGAAATTTAGGTATGCTAGCCTCTGGAATAATACCACCTTTACCATAGCCATCGAATATTGATTTTGCTAACCCTTTTACAGTCTTATTTGTTTTTAATGCCTGCTTAATGGTGTCAGCTACTTCATTTCGTATAGTACTTGAACGTCTATACAAACGTTTAGAAAGTGTAAGATCATCACTTGCCCAACTTTCAGACATAGCCTGTGAGATACTTTTAGCGGAGTATGGAACATTATCGCCATACCCTGCCATAAAAGTATTAACCAGTTCAGCTTGTAAAGTAGCTTTCATCATATCCATAACAGGATATTTTGAATATGCCTTTCTAACGGCCTCGTTAGGCATAAGCCCTAGTGATAACTGCATTTTGACTTCATTTTCAAAGCTATTTATCGCCTTGTTTATCTCCCTTTGCGTTCTCATCTTCCGCACCGCCCTCTACTTCGTCATTATGATATGTTTCATCTTGCTCCTGTCGTTGAACGCTTTCTTCAATTTCTGCAACAATTTCATCGAACGTTTCAGGCTCAATATTTGGCAAGTAGCTGTCCAATACCTTTTTGCCTGTTTCAACTTTAAGAGTGTTGCTACCGAGCCCAAGATCTAATACGGCCTGAGATTGTGCAAGGCTATCTGCAATATCATTAATTTTGAATTCACGAGGATAATCACATTTATAATTTACGTTCGTGCCTGTCCATAATTCAAACAATTCAATAATATCGTTTTCAGCACTTTCACACTGTACGGAGAAATCTGCCAAGCGTTGGTTTGTACGTTCAAAGTCCCATTGCTTAGCAACGCCACTTTTGGCCTCCTGTACACCTATTACAGAATTAATTCCGGATAAACGATACATATCATCGACAAGCATTTTAATTACCGCCATGATAATTTCGGCTGGGCCTCTATCTGGTGCAATAAAAGCCGGTGCATGACTACTTTCCGCAGGGTACATCAACACATTATTTGTACCTAGCGTGATATCGTCAACGCCCTGTCCGTTATCCGGTAGTGTTAATGTGCTAAAAGTTTGCATATTAAGTATTTGAGTTAATAGCGAACATAGGTGGTATACTTGATGATTTGTCTTAGCAATAGACCAATATTCCGGAGGTGGTAATATATCCACCTTGCGAGACGAACGCCCAAACCATTGAACGATTGGAACCTTGCCAAGATTATGCTCACCAGTAGCGATAATTTTTTTCTCATCATTTTTCAACGTCCAAGATGTGCGTGTCCATTCGTTGTACTGGGTTTTGGCTTGCCCCTCATCATCAAATACTGTAGTTGTATACGCAAAGAAATCAAGTTCGCCAATATCATTGACACGCCAATTGTAAACGTTTTTCGGCTCAATAGCTACCAAATAAGGTAACTGCCTATTATTTACTTGGTCGGCTAATGTTTCCCCTATCTCAGATACGCTATCGACTAGAATATACATAACTCCATATATTTTAGCTTGTGTAGAGTTATAACGCATAAACTCCTGAAGTGTAGTTCCTAATCTATCTACATCATTAAGGAACGTTTCGAATAATTCGCCCTCATTATAATTACGTGAAATCGTATCTTTAAAAATGGGATCTACACACGCATTAATGATAGGTGCAGTATGATTTAAAAAGTAAGATAAATGCTGTCTGAAAGCATAGTTCTTAGCGTCCTCACGTGGATGTTGTTTTAACGCACCACCAGCTGCAAACATACCTGTGCCATAATAGGCGTCATGCAATAGCTCATATTCTTCGTTACGAGCATTTGTTAATACTGCCATATAATAAGCCTCCTAATAAATATCAACTTTGCCGGTTTTGACCACAGCAAATTTCTCAAATGCATACCTCATAGCATCCATTAAATGGTTATTTTCATCTTCAGGCTTGCCGGTATACTTACCAAATCTATCTTTCCCCCATTGGTATTGGCTGATTTCTGTAAGAAAGTTAACACATCTAGGGTGCACTATAATTTCATAATCCTGGATGCGCTGTATACCATTCAGAATACTATCTGCACCTTTTTTAGATGCCCGAGTTCGAGTCAATCCAAATTCTCTCAACTCGGCTATGCTTTTAGGCTCGGCACAATCAGCAATAATAGCCTCTTTCGCATATCCCAAACGCTTTACTCGTTCAGCTAGTGCACTGTTAGTGAGAGCGAGTTCGTAGAGCTCATCGAACACATACAGTCGTCGTTCTGCAGAATCAACGACACCACAGAAGAGAGCTGTCGGGTCTGTAGTGTAACCAAAATCCAAGCCGAATATAGCTTTGACCTCTGGTAACTTGCGTATTTCATCAATACTGAACTCTTGTTCTTTCCAGTTTTCATAAACCAGGCCCTCAACAACGCCCCAGTTGCCGAGCCCTGCTACTTGGTACCGCTTAGGGTTTTTCTTCATCTCTTCGAACAATACTAAGTCGGAGTTACTCAGGAACTCGTTACACAGGTAATTCGTAGTCATGGCTAGCACGTTTTCACTAGGTTCATCAAAAAATCGTTTCTTTAACCAGTGCCTATCGGACCACGGGTTAAAAGTTAAGACTACCTGGTGATACAAACCGTCAGGCAACTGGCCACGAATAGACTCATCCAGTCGATCGAAGGCATCTTCACTCATAATCTCGTAAGCTTCTTCAATCCACAGCCTACACAGCGCCCCAACTTCAACAGTAATGGATGTTACCTTTAAAGGATCATCGAGACCACGAAATAGAATCTTCTGTCCTGTTGGAATATACGTTATCTCAAGTGGCGATACAGAACATTTGAAGTACCGCTCTACCTTTAACTGGCGCATAGCCCATTTGAGTTGCGCGAAACAACTGTCTCGCAAAGTCCGTTCTGTCTTACGAACGACTAGCCAGTTTATACAAGGGTTCTCCATTATCTCCATAATAACTTTTAGAGACTGTGTAGAAGACTTCTTACTGGCACGACTGCCCTTGACTACTTTATAACGACCTTTGAACCGCCAAAAAGCACCGTATCCCTTGCCTACGATATCAGGCAAGTACACTCTATTAGTCTGCAATATCGTCACCACCTACGATGAGTACAGGCTTAATATCGATAGTTGTATCACCGCTAAGTATTCTATGGCGTTTAGCCATTAGCTCCAGTGCTTTTAGTCTCGACTTCTCGTCAGGTGGTTTATCGATAATTCGAGCTTCGGAATATCCTTCCCCTGTACCTTCGATAACGACGTGTTTTTCATTTGAGAGCCCCAGGGCAATTCTTGTTAACTCATACTCGACCTGCTGAGCCGTCATGATGTTTTCATTGAAGTAGGCTTCCCGTAATTCTGCGACCCTCGTTTTTATATCAACATTTGACAACAATCGGCTGCCTATTCTATTGGCGGTTTTCTCAGAGTAACCAGTTCGAATAGCGGCTTGTGTCGCATTCATATCTTTGATGTACTCATGACAAAATTTTTCATGTCGTTTATTTGCTAATGCAGCCACTATCTCACCTCCTGGCTATCTTAATACATCACGGCTGTTTCTCTTAAATCGGCCGTGAGAACGAGTGCATAATCCACAATTACTTTTATGTGCTTGATCATGTGTGATATAAGTTTGACACAGTCCATCATATTCAATTAGTTGTGCTGTGCAAACGCCGTTTTTGTTATTAAGGCATTTACGTTTAATGCATTTGACTTTTGTGCTCATACCTTCTCACCTTTAATACATTTGTACGCTCAAATCCGATGACTAGTTGGTTGTTGTTAGGCTATATAGTTGTTGGAGGACTTATAGTCTAGTCATCAGATGTCAGCGTACAACGATACAGGGCAAGCTCATAATGTATAAGCTTAAAATGTATGTGGACATATTCGGCTCGCCCTGGTTTCATTGTGCAGTAAATTTCATTTTTACATATTCCCTCTCCTTAGCTTACGCGATCGCCTACATCATAAATAGGGGCCCCTATATTTACAATGCTACATACAACAAAAAGCACGGTCGTCATCACCGTGCTTTTTGCTGAGTTGTGTATAAGAGAGGATTCGTGTTAGATGACTAATGACACCTTTCACAACTACATTATACTATGTCAAGTCGGTTCATTTAAGTCCAAAGTACTCCAAAACAGTCCAAAGTACTCCACTATGAAAGTAGCTCCCCTAATTCGTTCAATGCTTTATTTTTTAAATTGAAGTAACTGCTCCTTTCGTAATATATCATCGCTTGCACTTTCTTAGGGAATGCCCCGTTAATGTATTCTTGAGATAATATAATACGCCCTGGTATACATTCTATCTTTTCAATTAAAGCCCTTGCTTCTTCCCTTATAGCAATAAGCTTTGCTATCTCCCGTTTCTTGGCATCTACCGTATCAACAAGTCTCGCCACATCCCTTTCAAGCCCTACTGGCATACCGCCCCCGGACACTCGGTCTTTGGAATAATCAATCGCCGATAAGGTGATGATATCATACTGCAGTTTGCGAATATCCTGACGTAGGGATTGAATACGTATAGCAATCATCTTGATATCTTGTAAATACGCTGTCGCCTTTTCTTTATAGTCACTCATGAGGCATTACCTCTTTGATATACCGGTCTAAATACCACCGCGCTTTTTTTAGGTCTTCAAGTTTATCTCCCTTATGCCCTGCTCGTGCGATGTACTTGATAACATTACCTAGATGATATGGAAGCTGTTGATCCTCGATAAAATCGATAACCTCGATATTACCGCGTGTGTAGTGTGAAGGATGATTGATGACATCTTCTTTCTTAGGTGTCACCTTAACTTCCGGCTCCTCGATAGCTTTCACTATCTTTTCTGCAATAGTTTGCACTGTCTCTTCCTTTTTCTTAGGCACCTTAGAGTATTTAGGAAGACACTCTGGGCAATATTTAGGCCAACGGCCTTGCGCCTTTTCCTTTTTGTGAACGAATGTTACCCCGCATCCTTCACAGGTTAACTCTTTACTAACACCTCCTCCAGGCGGTGTCATTACTATTTCACACTTAGGGCAATAGTCCTCGTGTGTTTTTACTGTAAATGTGTCTCCGCATCGTCTGCATTTCTTTTGCATATCTCTACTCCTTATACAATTCTTTACGATATTTAATAGCTTCTAAGAGGGCGTCCTGCCCTGCTTCTTTGCGTTCTAACGCTTTCATAACCTGCTCATCCATCGTGCCTTTTGTTACTAGGTGGTGGATAATCACGGGCTGTGTTTGCCCCTGTCTATGAAGTCGTGCGTTAGCTTGTTGGTACTGCTCTAAGCTCCATGTTAACCCATACCACACGATGATATTGCCGCCGGCTTGTAAGTTTAGACCGTACCCTGCTGATGCGGGATGCGCCAATAACATTTGTATCTTGCCTTTGTTCCAGTTGGCCACATCGTCATCAGTCTTTAATTCGACGGCTTTCGGGAAAGCATCTTTAATTGCTTGAAGATCATGTTTGAAGTTGTAGAACACTAATATAGGTTTCCCTTCATTCGTTTCTACTAACTCTTTTAACCTCTCGACTTTCTCGTTATGTACAACTACGATATCGCCTTCGTCATTATAGATAGAACCGTTGGCCAGTTGTAATAACTTGCCGGCTAGGGATGCTGCATTTAAGGCGCTTATATCGTCATCATCTACGATACTAAGTACATGTTCTCGTTCCATTTCCTTGTACAGCGCCCATTCTTTAGGACTCATTTCTACAGTAATTACGTTTTCAATGCGCTCTGGTAGTTTGAGATAGTCCTTAGCTTTTAAGCTCATACAAACGTCTTGGATTTTACCAAATATCGCCTTATCGCCACCTGGTAGTAATCGGTAGCTATACACGACGTGCCCATTTGTTTTGTCCGGTGTAAAGTAACGGCATCGGAACTCAGTAAGCGTTTTTCCTAATCGGTCCCCGCCATCTAATAAATACATCTGCGCCCAAATATCCATTAAGGTATTCGGTGCTGGCGTACCAGTTAAAATGACAATGCGCTTAAAGAGAGGTCTCATTTTACGCATAGCCTTAAAGCGCTTAGCCTGTGGGTTCTTAAAAGAAGAACTTTCATCGATCACTAGCATTTCAAAGGGAAATTTCTTTTTCGGTTTTCCAAAATAGTAATCATATAACCACTGCACGTTCTCACGATTTATCACATAAATGTCAGATTCACTCTCTAAGGCGTGTATACGCTCCTTCTCGGAACCTAACACCTTAGCCACCGTTAAAAGTCTTGTAGCACTCCATTTTTGCGTTTCTTGGGCCCATGTAGACTCTGCTACTTTCTTAGGTGCAATGAGTAATACTTTTTTAATAGTGAAGCTATCATACATAAGCTTCTCTATCGCAATTAACGTAGAGATTGTCTTCCCTAAGCCCATATCAAGTAACAGCCCGTAGTGCGAATGGTCAATTATCCGCTGAATAGCAATCTCTTGGTACTCGTGTGGATGAAAGTCCATGAATTACCCTTTCTATATCATCTATAAATAACTTGGCCTCCAGCTTACCGGTTAGGACAAATACTATGGCACCTTGCTTTCGTAATCGTGAAATCTGTACTCGTTGATTAGCCATTAACTTTCCTTGTGTGGACTTCAACTCGATAAAGATAACGCTGCCTCCTGGGAGTACTACAATCCGGTCTGGTACACCATCATTTCCAGGTGATACGAATTTCATATATATGCACCCCAGTTTTTTGAGTTGATTTCCTAACCAACGTTCGATATCTTTTTCTATCGTTCTCACCTCGTTCTCATTTAATGCTTGGACACACCCTCGGACACGCCTATGAACCCACGCCAATACTGGATTTATGAGGGGGGTGTGTCCGAAGTGCCCAATTTTTTTCCAACATATATATATACGCGTATTTGCGTTTTTCACGCTTATATATATACGCCCATTTATTCATATATTTATTTTTTTATTTTTATATAAATAATTGGACACACTAGATACGCTTTACTATTTAGATTAGTGGCTATCTGCTTTTTGCCCGTGTCCGATTAGTGTGTCCAAGCGTGTTTAGTGTGTCCAATTATTGCACTATATCAAAATGTATCGATGTATAGGCTTGAATAATTATTTTTACGAACATTCGTACCTATTAAATAATTGGACACACCTCAAATAATTGGACACACCTACTTCTTGTGATTCTTTTTATAGATATCAAAAAGTCCAGTTCCATCCCTGACAAACGCTCTCTGTGGACCGTAAAGCCTGCCAAAACGTGCTTTTCCTGTTCCTTTTGTATATGGGTTCCAGCCTGGCGTCGACTGCAAGATGTCAATAATCTCTCTTGCTTTTGCGTTCTGCAGGTTCTTCCTGTCCCCGCCAAGCACTTCACACCATATCTCAAGGGCACACACTCGTTCCCGCTGCACTGAACCACAATGATCGTCATCGCCATAATTAGCAACGTAATCCCGTCTGTCGTAGATATCCATTGTCTCCCAATCTTCAGGAAGTAGCATTTCGAGGTATTCCTCAATGAGTCCTACGAGCTCACCGCCTTCTGTGTGGGATAATTGGATTCTAAGGGCTTCTTCTTCAAGTGTTCCTTCGAGTACTAATGGCTCACCTTCAGACCAATACACGAATGCTTCTGCCCATAATTGGTCAATTTCATCCTTTGACAAGTCCCAGGAGTTCTTTGTCTTCCGGTCTTTATCTCCAGTAATTGGCCAGAATCGGCGGTTACCAGTGCGGTCCTTTAAGAACATAAGATTGTTAGTGGAACCCGCAAATACACACTGGCGAGGGTACTCTTCGGTGCGTCTACCATACGGAGAACGGAACCGGTCAGAGGTACGACTGATAAAGGCTTTAACAATTTCGTTATCGTTCTTATACGTTGGCGCGAGTTCCGCAAGCTCATTGATCCATGAGCCCTGGATTTGTTCAAGAGCGTCTTTGGTTTTGATATCGACTAAAGAATTGTTAAACCATTTACGGCCTAACCGCTCCAGGATTAATGATTTACCAAGCCCTTGAGAGCCATATAACACAATCGCTGTATCGAACTTAACGCCAGGTTCCATTACTCGTGCGATGGCACCGCACATCCACTTACGTGTAACCGCTCGGATGTAATCAGTATCCTCGGCGCCGATGTAATTTATGAAGAGTGTATCAACTCTACATTCACCATCCCAAGTTAAGCCGGTTAAGTATTGGCGTACTGGATGGAATTTATTATCTTGCGTTACTTCCTGTAGGGCATCGTCGATAATGCCTTTACCCTTGATAAGGTATTTTGTGGCAAAGTAATTACGTAGGCACGCGTCGTCCGTATCCGTCCAGTAAGGGGTTTCGTCCTTATCGCGCCACGGAAGGTCGTCAATCACGACTAACCGATGCGCGAATTCGTCGAGCCGAATTTTACCTTTTAATGCAGGGTCATGTTTAAGTACTACCAAACAGTTGAACACATCAGATTCAGGATTACCCTTGTTATCACGTTTAAGTTTAGATAAAAAGTCTTCGTCATCCTCTGTGATATCCTCAAACTCCATATCCGCCATACGTTCTTTATCGAGCAGGATTGGTGCAGCGCCGTCTTCGTTGACAAAGTCTATCATGGCTTTGTAACTTGGTAGTTTAGTAACTGCAGTCGTAGGGTCTTCGCCAATATCTTTGGCACCGAATAGGTGAATGCGAACTAGGTCGAATGCATTAACAAGTTTACCGCTGATAGGGTCAGTTGCATGGTTGGAGTAAGCAAAGGTGTCGTTATCATAAATAACTAAACCGCCAACTGAGCTGCCTTCCGTATATGTGTAACGGCCCTCAACTTGTGTCGGCTCATACACTCCCGGAAGGAACTTTTCTATCGCTTCCGTGATACTGTAGCACCTACAAAAGGCGCCAAGTAAACCCTTTTTCTCTAACGGGTTGCCTTGTTTCTTGGCCGCATCAAGGCGAATTTGTGATTCCTTTTCGGACGTTGGCCAAAGACTCGTATCACGCCAGTCACGATATGTGCTTAGACATTGATCAACAGATACTAGGTTGCCTTCGCCTCGTTGATATACATATTCCACATCCTTAGGATGGCTCGGCCAATACATTAACCGCTCAGCCTGGTGTGTGGATGGGTCAAAAGACTCAATCCCGATATTATCTGCAAGCCGTCTTGAGACTGCCTGGTATTCATCAGGCTGCATCGCTCTATCTACAGGGATAATTACGCGATAGCGAGGCTTAGCATTCGTGTGGCTGTGTGTACTGTAGAGTACGTACTCCATTCCGCCTAATTCCATGTCGAGGTCTAATAGAAAGTCCTCACTAGGATTATCCGCATCAAGAGTAATCAAGTACCGCTCTTTAACAGAGCCTCTTACCCGTCTACCATTTTTAGGAATATAGCCCCCTACAAAACCGCCGACGTCTTTCTTTTGGCCTTGATCAGCCTTAGACATCTTGGCGTATTCAGCAGCTGTTTCATTCGTTACAGTAGGCTCGGATAATTTATTGGCCAAAGCACTCCAAGTCATTTTCTGAGACTTCCAGCTACGGGCGGAGCGACTTCTGCCCGTAGCTATGATGATATTAGTATCCATATTACATCGCTCCTCCCTTCGCAAACTGGATATCTCGTACATACGCCGGAACGCATAAGCCGTGAGATGTTACCCACTGCGTTACCGCCCCATTAATATCGTGGTCTTCATATACGCCACGATTATTTTTAAGTTTAGCCTGGTGTATTTCTACGAAGTCGTCCGCATCATTCCTTGGATTAACCTCGATACACGCTACTGGCTCGTTACATTTATAAACACCTACGATAGCACACGTTTCAGCTTTTACTTTTTTGATATAGGAGCTAACACAGTTATTAAGCTGAATACCCATATCAATGATGCCGTGAGTAGAACCTATCGCCATAAAGCGATAGCCGTTAACCATATCGGCTAGCACATGATGTGCTTTACGCTGCTGTACGATTTCGTCTTCTACCTTGTCGAACTTTTGCATCCTCGAGATTGTGTCATGTAGGCTTCGCACCTGGATGCGACTGCCCCATACCTCTTTACGGCGACTTCTCGATAACTCAAAATACATACTAGCTGTATCTCTGATATCGTGATAGGAAGGCGCATTTCTAATGAATAAGAACGCCTGGCGCTCACCGTATTGATAGCTAAGGATGTTAACAAACCTACGAATGACAGATAAGTCGCGGTCATCACGCCATAAAGGCCAAGACTGAATATAACTTGTATTATCAGAGTTATCTTTGATAACATCGACCATAGCCTTTTGATAGTCCTTATTCTTAAATAATGTAGACATAACTTTGATGATCTTCGTGTAGAAGAAAGGTCTATCGTGTAGTAACCGTCGAACCCATCTAGCATCCGGTAAGTTATGAGCCTTGATTAAGGCCTTTACAAAGGAATCACCTTTTGTAGTTAACGCCAATACGTTACCCATACCAAGTGTCTCGTTAGGGAATCTATGATTATAGAAGTCATCATAGTCTCGTTTAAGGCTATCATTGATAGCCGGTGCATCCGGAGCTTGTAATTTCCATACTAAGTTATGAAGTAGGTTATCTAGAGCTCCGTACTTGTTAGATACCTGTACGCCTTGTCTAATAGATTTAACTTTATACCCTACTGCCTTTGAAAGCTTCTCGAAGAACACTTCTTTTAACACCTTGGCGAAACGTTTTAGCTCATCTTGATGGTTATGCAGTCTGCAGCCAGACGTGGCTTCAAACCACTCTAAAGATAAAGGGCTGTTGCTTAAACGCGTAGGGGAAACTGTCGCTTCTTCGACGACGTCGCTGCGTGAGCGCTTCTTGAGTATGATAAAGGTTTTTCTTTGTTTGAAGTCGAACCGTACCACATCGATGACATGAGATTTATAACCTTTGTATATCATCCCTGTATCGCCGTCGGCATACACCGTATCATACTCAAATTGCACGTCTAGTTTATCGCCTCTATCTATAATTGATAGGTCCAGGGATAAAGGAACGGTGGCGCTATATCCAACTTCCGCAGTAAACCCTTTAGCGTGGATCAACTCCCCACATCTTGGGCAATAGAACTCATCTGATTCCCTACAAGGCACTATTCCAAACCCATTAGACTCCATAGGCCAAAGGTTAGCGAAGGAGTGTCCGCAAGGTACATGGTAATGGCTTGCAGGGTTAAAAGGTGATACTTGTTTGCGCCGCACTAGGTCGTACAGCTGTTGTACTTGTAGATTGAATAAGACCTTCATAAGGCGCTATCCTTTCTCTTATAACAAATCGTCTAAATCATCTTCTTCAGGAGTTTCCTCAACTGCTGGAGCTTCCACTACAGGTTCTTCTTTCTTTTTGGTAGTACGTTTACGTTTAGGTTTCTCTTCAGTAGTGGCCGTAGCTTCTACCGCCGGAGTAGCCTCAACTACAGGCTCTTCAGTCTTAGGTGCTTCGGTCTTTTTACCATTGAGTACCTTAAGACCTAAATCGCAAGCAGCGATACAGCCTTCACAATACGCCATAGCGGCGTCTTTACGTTCACTAGCTGGTGCATCTTTTACGAGTTCATATAATGCGTCGATAGCTTCACGTTGTTGTTGAATTTGTTGTTTTGAGAGTTTCATAAGAATTGTCCTCCTAATCCTTCATGTAGTAAGGGTTCTCAAACCCTGCTGCGTTTAATATAAGGCCCTCGTTCCAGGACTCGGGCTCACACATAATATCTATAACTTCTTCTAAACTGCCTTCGCCTATTGGCGCTTCGATAACCACTTCGTCGTGGATGTGGGCAACAATCTTGTAACCAGCTTTGGCCAGTCTGAGCATTGATGCTGCTAAACAATCTCTTGCTACAGCTTGTACAATGTTTTCGACGAGCTTTCCGCCATAGGTTTCAACTCTGCCCCATGTATTCTTAACCTGATCCATACCGTCATACTCAATCGATTCACTACCGAACCTGTTAAGTCCAAGTCTTGGTCTTGCATAGGCAAGTCTACGACCGGACGGTAACTCGATGAACAGGAAGCCTTTCGATTTAAAGAATTTAATATTGCCTTGTCTAATTCGTACGGGTTCTCCTGTTCTCACTACTTGCTTTGCTGCGCTGTCTGCATCTTTCCAAAATTTCGTAATTCGTGGGCTTGCTTGTCGCCAAGCTTCGATGATACCAGGTAGCTCCTTCTCAGGAATTTCACCTTTAGAATCCATCGCTTTCATGGCTCCTACACCGCCACCATAGCCGAGCGCTAATTCTGCTACCTTGCCCTTTTGGCGAAGGTGTCCATTTACGCCGTGCTTTTCAACTGGAACGTGGAACATACTAGATGCAGATGCGCAGTAGATGTCACCACCTTGAGCGAATACATCATGGCGCCACTTCTCGTGAGCTAGCCAAGCAATAACACGGGCTTCAATAGCACTAAAGTCAGCTACAATAAATCGGTGCCCATCCTCTGCTACAAGAGCAGTACGGATAAGTTGCTTAATCACATCACCAGGGTTTCCGTAGAGTAGGTCTAGCATTTCTACATCTCTACTTTTAAGAACTTCCCTAGCTGTGTCTAAATCTTCTAAGTAGTTACGAGGTAGGTTCTGCAGTTGCACTACACGACCTGCCCATCGCCCACTACGCATTGCCCCATAAAACTGGAGCATGCCGTGAATACGACCATCAGAACACACAGCGTTTTTCATGGCCAAATATTTTTTGATGGAGGAGTTACCGAGTACCTGTCTATTTTGCAGTACCTTGCGAACATCAGAGGGGATATCCTGCGTCAAGAGGTTTGATACATCGTCTTTTCTCATTGTTTCTAGATCATATCCTAGTCTTGCAGTTAACCACTCTTTAAGTTGCATAGTACTGTTAGGATTCTCTAATCCTGTTAATATCTTGGATGACTCGGTAGCTTCTTCCACGATTTCGTCGTTACAAGCGAGTGCTGCGTCGACGAGTTCCATATCTACTTTCACGCCTCGCCAGTTGATATCTTGGTCGAGTAGCCAGTACTCGTGCTCGATAGCAGGTGGTTTCAGCGAAAGTAAGCGTTTACGAATTGCCTTCTCTACCACTACGTCTTGGCGGTTATATTCGATATATTCCGCCCATTTGTCAGGCGCATCCTCAGGCATATTACGTGTCTTAGGATTTGTCTTAGTAGGCTTACGTGGTACAGAGAAGAATTGAATTAAGCGTTTACCTCTTGCGTCTTTAGCTTCTCCTAATCGTAAAGCCTTAGACACGTTATCGAGGCTTGCAGGCAAACTGCAGTATAACGCAAGTACAGAGGTACATTCCCAGTTCGTGTAATCCGCATCAGGGTAGTACTTTTTAAGGCACAACATTTCGAATGCTGCGTTGAAAGCGGTCTTTGTAATTTCCTTGTTATACAAAGCGTCCACCACCCTTTCGGGCAGTGGATCCTTTGTCATATCAATTACTTCGACCGGTTCGTCATCGAAGCTGTAGGCAAAGAGCAGTATTTCAAATGTTGTATCATCAACATATCGCTGGGCCCCATATTTAATAGGGCAGTCAGAATACGTTTCCACATCAATACTGAGCTCCATATATGCCTCCTTAGATTAAATCGTCATCGTCTAGGTCGCCTAAATCGTCATCCCCGAAGTCGCTAGCAGATACGTGAACACCACCGAGGCGGTCACCATCTTTAACTTTACGAACACCATTTAGACCAAAGCCTACACCTTTTTTACCATTGAAGTTGTAAGCGAATACGGATAATGCGACCTGCGCGTATACACCGGAGTAGATTTCTTCTTCAATGTCGAATTGGTCCATCTTGATTTTGTCACGAGTGAATACGATAGGTTGTTTATCGCTATTCGCATTGATGAAGAATTTACCAGCGTATGTTTCCGGTTGGTCTGCTACTGCTTCATCTGTATCACCATCGCGTAAGTTCAATTTAAGGTATGCGGCTTTACCTTCTACCTTAGCTACTGCTTTTGGATCAGCCTTAAGTTCTTCAATCGCGCGTTCAAATGCTTTGATTGTTTTCTTATCTGTTTTATCAATAATGATTTGAGAGCTGTATTTTGCTTTGCCGTCGTCGTTTTTACGAGGTTGAGCGATGTTTGCATAAGAAAGTCTTACGATACCAGTTGTTAATTTAGCCATTGTTACGGTCTCCTTATTTGTTAATTTCAGACATTAATTTGTTTACGAGTGCTTCGAGTTTAGAAATACGGCTTTGTGCATCTTTAGCTTCAGCAATGTAGTCAGAACCTTTACCAGTTTTGAATGCTACGTTTACGGTGTATTGGTTCTCACCGCCTAATGTAGCACCAAAGCCTAGCATGATACGTTCATTAGGTCTAGCGAATACGCCGAGCGCTACTGCATTACTGTTACGGTAATGGCCGTAACTTACAGCATAGCTGACCTTATCATTTCTGTTAAAGTCTAATGGATGCAAGCCAGCAAGTGCTGCGGAGCTTGCGCCTAACTTATTAACACGTTGGCCAAGATTGTTGACCTTGTTGTTAATGTCATTCGCTAAGCCCAAAGAACGATTTTCTAAGGTCGTAATACGACCTTCATGATTATCTGCCACATGTTCAAGGCTTCTGATATCTGCTGTATTAGCAGTTACCTTTTGCCCAAGTGTATTGATAGCAGATGTATTACCATTGATGCGGGCAGTGTTGTTAGTGATTGCAGTAGTATTACCTGCGATAGCTTGTTCATGATCACTCACCACGTCGCCAAGCATTTGAACACCAACGGCTAGGTCTTTTAAATTGTTCTGTGTCTTAACAATCGCTGTTTTATTGTTGCTAATTTGTTTAGCGTTTGTTTCGATTTCATCAATCGCAGCGAACAACTGGGAGCCGTTCACAGCGTCTAATGAATCAGCGGAGATTTGGCCTGCACTAACATTCGTGAGTTGGCGGTTGTACTGAGTTACTCCGCCTGCACCAGCGCGGGCTTTAGAACCAAAACTTACTACGCTTGCCGGCTGTTCTCCGGCGAAAACGTGGTGAGTACCGTTTATAGTAATGCCGTCAACACCAACGGCGCTATCTGTAACGCTGTTAGTACCGATTGCCACCGAATTCGCTTGGTCAGCAATCGTATTGTTGCCGAATGCAACGGCGTCAGTGGCTAAGGATTTGGCATGAGTGCCAAATGTAAGAGCACCTTGGCCATTAGATTCGGAGTTAGAACCGAAAACTAGTTGCTCTTTGTCAGCACCGATTTTATTGTTGTATCCTACAATGGCACTTTGGCCGCCAGCCACTGTGCCGTTGTTAGCACCGATAACCACAGTATCAGCGCCGGTAACATTATTAGTTCTGCCTAATACTACAGAAGACTCGCCGGATACGAAGGCACCGTTTCCGATAGCTACACTATCGTAGCTAGAAACACGAGCCTGATTACCGATGGCTACGGTGTACTCCACCAAGCTTTCGGCGTGAGAACCAAAAGCGAAGGAGTTACGACCTGCTGCAGTAGCATTATTACCGCCGGCGAAACCATTTTCACCAGTTACAGTATTGTTTGTACCAAATGCTAGCGCATTGTTAGCGTCGATGTTATTTTGGAAGCCCCATACTGCGGAGCTTGTAGACGTTGCGGAAATAGTATTATCTGTACCGCCTACTGTGTTGTTACTAGTTGCGCCAGCTACGTTTACTGCCAACGCGGAAATTGCCAATGCTGTTGTTAATGTTTTGTTCATCTCTTATACCTCATCTTCAAATTCATTCATCATTGTTTCAACTGTATTGATTGCTGGGCGTTTATCGCTTTCCGGTACAAGCGTAGGCTTGCCTTCCGGCTTTTCGATATATGCTTCTAAGTATTCGGCAACGCCCTTTTTACCGAGTACTTTTTGTAGGTTTGTGATACCTTCGAGTTCACGTGGCTTAAAGATGTCTTCTTCCTTATAGCCGTTATCGAGTAATGTTTTAGCGGCAGCTTCTGGATCTGTAATTGTACGTCTTGATGTACCTTCCACTAATTTATATCCAGGCCATTGCTTTTCACCTGATAAGGCTTTCTCGTACGCGAAATCGTAAACACCTTTAATCCACTTCGTGATTAAATCTTTCATCCCCAGGATGTCAGACACTTCACGGTCAGTGAGTAATTGATTGAGCTTACCGCCATTTTTGTAGAAAGTATCAAGGCAAGTATCTGCTAATGCTCGGCAGGTGTGCCGTGCTTTACAGAAGTTACAGTAATCGCAAGGTGTACATTCGCCGATACCATCCCAAGCACGTTGTGCGATTGGTTTGATATCTTCGCCCCAATCGAGTAGCTCTTCTACAGACATTTCATCCGTAGATACGCTATCTAGTCTCGGTTGAACGATCGTCATACGAACTGTTTTAATATCATATAAGTACTCGTTTACATCGTAAGCACCTAACGCGTAGAGTCGCATTTGTGTGTTTTCAACTGCACTAACAGGAACGCCTTTGCCGTACTTCAGGTCAATCACTTCCAGGATGCCATCGGCTACGATTACCATATCGCCGGTACCGAAGCCTTCAGGTACCCATCTAGAGAAGTCGAGCCGTGCTTCAATCATGGCCTCCGCATCAGCGGAACGAGCACGAGCTTCGTTTACCTTTTCTTCGCAAATATCGACATATCGATTAACCGCTTCTATCATTTCAGCGGAGTAGTCGTCTAGCTTAGGGGCTTTTTTGCTCTCCAGCTTATGTCGTAGGATTGCTTCTGCCAGGTCGTGTGCTACAGTACCTTCCGCAGCGTAGGGCGATTGTTCATCAGGGAACATCGCTTCTAGTCTTGCTGAAGGAGTACATACTAGCCACCTGGCGCTACTTGAAGCCCCAAGTAAAGCATGTTTCTTAGCCACGGCTATTCACCCATTCCATAATTTGAATACGTTGTTCATCGGTAGCAGATGTTACCTTTTCAGCGCCGATGCTATCTAAGAAGGCTTTGAATTCACCTTTAGCTTTCGTTTTATCAGTGGCCTTTGCCATTACGTCTTTCACTGCTTCACGAGTTGCTTCAAGACTAGGAACTTCTACTTTAGGTTCTTCAGCTTTTGCTGGTTCCACTGTAGGCGCTGGTTCTTCTTCCTTAGGAGCAGGTGCTTCTTTAAACGGTTCAGCTTTAGGAGCAGGAGTTTCTACTTTTGGGGCTTCCTTCTTAGCCGGCTCAACGTCATTTGTTGTCCAGTTTTCGACTTCTTTAACAGGCGTACCTACAATAGATTGATATAGCTCTTTCACTTCTTGTTCTAATTCAACTGCTGTATCTACTGTGATTTTTAACTCGATCATTGTTCTGTTTCCTTTCGGTTTAACGATGTGATATACTTTAAATGGATATTTTTCTATGTGCCCTTTACGCATTGCCGTGCGTGAGGGCATTTTTTTTGCGCCCAAGCATTCATCAGGAATGCAGTAATCTTTATCAGGGCACGTTGTACAGTCTCGCAATGTAATCACCTCCTTATACACATTTAAGAATCATGCGAATCTCTTGACCTACTAGAAGTCTATCCTTGAACGTATCTTGCGTTCTAAAGTCTTCCATGTAGACTTCAAGCATTTCGCGGTATATTTGAGCCTTAAACGTTTCAGGAGTATCTACTACCTCCCTATACGGTTTAAGGATTTTAACTGGCGAACCAAAAGTGTAGTCGATAAAACCTCGTATCTTCAATTTTGCTTTGATGTTACGGACTTTATCATTCGACCACCCTAGTAAAGCCATTACTTCTTCATTCGTTTGTACTCCGCTTTCGTTATAGGCGTTGTACAAAATTTCTTGTTCTGTCATTTCTGTTTCCTCTGTCTATATCTGTTTACGATTGGATGTATTTCTTTGCAGTTGTCACACACAATACGAGGCTCGCCTGTCAGGTAAGACCAGTTTGTGTAAGGACTTTTTATTTTCTTATTACAGACCTTGCAAAATTTATCTTTTGCCATATTCTTTTACTTCTTCTAGCCAGTATCCTGCTAGCATCCAAAGAGTAATACCTAGCAGACCTTGGCAAATACCTGTCCACAAATCGATACGGTCTATATCAACCGATCCAACTGTTCCGACTACTAGAATTGCAGCGAGAATACGCACTGCATAAATTACTTTCACCATGTTTACTCTCCTATTCGTGCCTGGCACCGTTTAGCAAGCCAAGCATTAAACGACTCAACGTGGATAAGACGTTTGCCCCCACGCTTACCGATTTTCATGGACGGAAAGTCAAAATCTTGCGCCCATTCGCGGATGACCGTTTCCGGTACGCTAGCAAGCTCTGCAGCTTCCGCCACCGTAATGCACATCTTATTCATAACTACCTCCTAAAATGCCAAAAGCACCAGGGATAACATTACAAATAAACTCACGCCTGCGGATAAGCCTAGCGCTAAAATCCATATGCAGCATATTCCGAGTTCAGATAATAGTTTTTTATTCATAATTACCTCCTATCTAACTTAGGGTTGTAGTAATCGGTTTCCCAAAAGTCATGACTTTCAGAATCATCGACACACAACGCATAGCAGATACCAACGACTGTCGACATTTGTACTGACCGTCCTCTGATAGCTCGGTTCAATGTATCCATCGAGATTTCAGCTTGTTTAATCAGCGCCGTCTTAGTCATACCTAACTCGTTCATGCGTTCCGTAATGGATTCGCCGAACATTCTGATTACGAATTCTTTCATAACCTATCCTCCGTAACGGTTTAACCGTAATCAACTATAAAAAAATAATGTCGTCATACGTTACACCAAATACTTCTTGTATCTTTTTTATGTGAGGAACATCAGGGTAAGAGCGTTTGCGCTCCCAATTTCCCCAAGTATCAACAGACACTCCAATCGCTTTAGATGCCGTAAGTTGAGACCAGTTTTTTGAAGCCCTTAACATCTTTAATGTATACTTCATAAGCTACCTCCTTTCTCGATACTCACATCTTGTTTACAGTCATCATTCTACTACGGTTTATCCGTAATGTCCATAAACTAAACTTAAACTATCGTAAAATTTCCGTAAAATATTGATTTTATTACGAAAATGTCGTAATATATAGGTATATTAATTAATATATTCCGTATTTGAGAGGTTATTATGAGTGATTTAGGTAACAAGGCTATTATGGCCGAGAATATTCAACGACTAATGGATAGTCGCGGAATTGATCGCAATAAAATATGCGCTGATTTAGGGCTAAAGTATACTACGTTTACCGATTGGGTAAAGGGTAATACATATCCTAGAATCGATAAAATTGAGTTATTAGCAAACTATTTTGGCGTTCCTAAATCTGAACTAGTAGAGAAATATACAGACGGCTACTACACCGACCCTGAAGCAGCCGAATTTGCTGAATACCTACGCACACGTCCAGGGGCTCGTATGCTCTTCTCTGCCGCTAAAGATATAAGTAAGGAGGATTTAGAAAAAGCTGTTGAATATATAGAGCTTTTAAAATTAAAAAACAAATAATACACAAGGGAGAGTGTTATATTGGTTGTAAATTTGATTTACTGCGACTTGCCACATGCTAATGCCGTGTCAGAGGAATGTGAAGATATAGATACTCATAATATCTATATAAACAAAAACCTCCCGCATGACCGCATGCGAGAGGAAATTAAGCACGAATTAATGCATATTATTAATGACGACTTCTATTTAGACCATCACGTTAATCTAGTAGAGCAAATGGTTCGTCGAACATGTATTGATGATACCGAACTGGAGAATATAGATTTCTACCATCATTATGTATCAGTATTATAAGGGATTATATAAAAGGGAGATGTTAACATGAAAAAGACTTTATTAATTACTACTATGCTTGCCTTAGTTACAGTTACAGGATTCGCTAGAACCGAAGTATCTCACGATGAGTTTAAGGCGTTAGACGGTCCTAAGGTATTAGTACATTACGATGACGGGAGCACCGAATTACTAGACGAGCAGGAATATCTTGAACGTACTATCAACATGACACAAGAAGAAATGGACGACTTACACAAAGTCGACGAAGGTACTAAAAACGCACTGGCAAAATGGCAAGCCGATCATGAGATACACCAGGCACCATCTGAAGAAGTGCAACAGCCTAAAAAGAAAAAGCACTGGTATGACAATGTACTAGATTCTGTATTTTAGATAAAAAAAATAAGCCCTCACCGCAGTGAGGGCTACTAAAAACTACATACCTTAGAGGTATTTCATTTTTACTCCAATACTATTATATCACATAAAACCTCTAAGGCTTATTTCTTATACTCAAATTTAAGCCTAGGAGGTTATTTTTATGGCTAAAAAACGAGTCGATGGACGCTACCAAGTATCCAAGATGATAAACGGTAAGCGTAAATACTTTTACGGCACTACCAAGAAAGCTGCTATTGCTGAACGTGATGCTTACGTTGAATCACTAGCGCAATGTGCTAACTACGATAACACGATTACCATTGAAAGATGGTGTGAGTATTGGATCCGACTTAAAAAGGATACCGTTTCACAAAACACCCTATCTTCTTATCAATATATTATTAAAACCTATATTGTGCCTTTCATAGGCTCGATACGGTTAGTCGAGCTATCAGCATTAAACGTAAGAGCCCTTATGGATAACATGGGGCACTTATCTGCCAGGACTATCAGCTACACGCTAACCGTTCTTAGGGCTATTCTTAAACAGGCTGTTATGGATGAGATACTCTCGAAGAATGTGGCCACGCTAGTTAAGAAGCCTAAACAAGAACGTAAACGTGAAATGGTAACACTATCTAAAGAAGAGGTTGAAACCTTCCTTGAGCAAATCGATGATATCGAATGGTATGCTCTATTTAAGCTAGCATTTACTTCAGGTTTACGTCGTAGCGAGATACTCGGATTAACCTGGGATGATGTCAACTTAAAACAAAAAACACTAACCGTCAATCAGACAGTTTTACGTATCAATGAAGTCACAACCATCTCTAAAACGACTAAAAACAGCTCGTCTAGGCGTTCTATTTCACTTGACGATAAAACTATCGCAGAGCTACTAAAACTTCGCACATGCGTCGATAAACGAAGACTAAAAGCAACGAACTGGAGAAATAACAATCTCGTGTTCCCTGGTAAGTTCGGAAGCCCTCGTAATCCGGCCAAGGTTTCTCTAAAATGTAAAAAGTTGGCCACCGCAATCGGTAGACCTGACTTTACGATGCACGATACTCGTCATACCCATGCGACCTTATTATTAGAAGCAGGCGTAAACTTTAAAGTCGTACAAATGAGACTTGGCCACTCCTCGTACCAACAAACGATGGATACCTACTCCCACGTTACCCCAATTATGGAAGCCGACGTAGTGGAAAAGATTTCAAATATATTCTAATTGATGTCAAAATGATGTCAAAAGATACCCTGATAAAAATGATGTCAAAAGAAAAACCCGCACCAAAGTGCGGGTTTATTTGGTGGACCACCAGGGGTTCGAACCCTGGACACCCTGATTAAGAGTCAGGTG